CAAAAACTTGAAGATACTGTTGAGTACGATCAAGTCTGGAGCCCTGGTTACGCTACCTCGACTGTGTCGGTTAGCGTGCAGGCCCTGGCTGTTGTGAGGCTTTGTTATAGGCTTCGCAACTTCCAGGTTGCTTTATTATCTTCGCTGGGTTTGACGAACCCCGCTGAGATAATTTGGGAGCGTGTCCCTTACAGCTTTGTTGTCGACTGGTTTTTGCCTGTCGGCAATTGGCTCTCTGCCCTCGGTGGAGATTTTGGCTACGACTTCCTTAATGGTAGTTATAGTCAATTTGTGAGGTATAAGAACTTATCAACTAGATCGTCGCCCTCTCCGGGCGGCTACCGGGATGCTTCTGGTCCTAGTATCTCTGGTGAAGCTGTTAGCTTCATTCGGGGGATCTACACCTCGTCACCCGTCCCGGGCTTGTACTTCAAGAGTCCGGTCTCGCCTACCCATATTGCCAACGCATCAGCGTTGCTTGTGGAGGCTTTTAAGCGACGGGTTACCCGTCGTTAACTTAGGAAGACAATAATGCCTGTCCAAAGTAACCTTACCTTGAATTCCAAGGTATACGCGCCCCGCGGCAAAACTGCGGGGGACATAGCCAACTGGGCTCTCGTCGGCGATACTACTTTTGGTGGTGCTACTAGCATCGCCACTGAGAAAGTCGTTGGCCCGAGTAAAGAAGGCGTGTACCGTGTCACGTTCAAGTTGACACTCCCCAAAGCTGCTACTGCAGACTCTTCATGTGCCTGCATTGGTCAAGAGATCGCAAAAGGGCTCACCAACATTGAAGTGGTGATTCCTTCGGCGTTCACTGCTGCTGAAAGGGCTGACTTTGCCGCTCGAATTCAGAGCCTCGTTGCTAGCAGTGTGTTTACTGCTGCTGTATCGAGTCTCGAAGGTTCGTGGTAAGTCAGTTGGGTTACGCCGGGTTATACTGGCGTTCTTACCCTATCTACTATTCCTATAGGAGTATGTATGAAACAGCGTGCAGGTCTCTCGCTCAATACCCATCGGCTCGTATGTTCTATTGTACGGGCTCTTGGTTGTAGCGAAACAGCTCATGGGGCCGCCCTTTTATCGGGGCGGTTTCGTGATTACGTGGCAGCGGAGATTAATCCATCCGAAGCTACAAGAGATGAATACCTCGTTTCCGAGGTTCTGTCGAAGTTCCCCTTTGATTTTGGGATTGACAGAGCTAAGGTAGCATTCGAGAAGTTCGTTGCTGTTGAAACCGAACTTGGTCGCTCAGATTTATACCTGAGATCTTTCTTCCGACGTGGTTTTGACCACCCGGACGTTTTCTGGATATTTCATTCAGCGAAGCGTAAAATTGAGAGTTGCCTCGGACCATTTGATTGGTCTAAGGCCGAGCAGTTCGTTGGCTTTGGTCCCGGTGCTAACGTCGGCGTTAAACGGCGCGTTTCACAGGTTCCCAATAAGTACGGTAATTTTAAACCGTCTGTCACGCAATCCTGTCTTGATCTGGCTGTTGCCGCGATTTGCAGCCACAGTGTGTGGCGTGATTTCCACACATCCATTAACGGGTCAGACCCAGAGCAATGGTTTTCTATTGTTCCGGGTAACAAGATTGTCACTGTGCCAAAGAACTCCAA